GCAATCAATAATGCGCAAGCTGTCAACGTCGAACCCTAGATCAATTTTAGAGTTAATACCACTTGAACTTCTTGTCTTCATTAACTGCAATTGATACCTGCCACGTTCTCGCATAGCCCTGCTTGTAAAGATACCAATCACATTGTCTGCTGTGTTGATCTTACTAAGTCCACCGGATATGTGCGAGTGATCAAATTCAACCTCTTCGACTGAAGAATTGTGTGTTAAGATGTTGTTAGCATAAAACAATCTGTTACCGTCTGTGTTGATATCAATTGTATCTTCTTCACCGATGTATTCAATTGACACTATTTCGTCATCTATCTCTGTTAGGTCATTAAAAATTTCTGGCATTGATCTATTATCTCCTTTTGATTATGTTTGTAGTCATTTTCCCAAACGACCAATAATTTATATTCTCTTTTTTTATAATATTCGTAACGGCTCGCGTCGGCGCTCCATATCTCTCTTGCAGATAATTTCTTTCTATACGGATGAGGGCAATCCGTAGCCTCATATAGTGCTGGGTTAGCATGAAAGACATCTCCGTTAAACTCGATAATTTTTCCTTTATAAAACAAGTCTGGGCAAATTACCCGTTGCGGAAGATTATATTTTTGTGATACGCCCCAGGTTATTTCGTTTGGTCCGTAATAATGTAGATCCACTATTACCTTCCTTAGCTCATCAAATAATTCTTGGCTCATTCTTGAGTAAGTAATATTCGATGATCCGGTAGCGGCCTGCAGGCAACGCGCCCTGTATTTTTCTTCACCTAATGTAGATCCATATTTATTAGTAAAGTAGGCCAAACTCGAATGATCCTTGCACTCTCTGCATTTTATCGGACCTAGTATTTGCCCGTATTGTTCAATATAATATGCCAGCGAGACCTTGTAACGCTGTGCCTTTGTCTATACCATGTAGTTTGGTATAATATTCTAAAGTATACGACGGATATGTGTGTCCGTCGTATCTTTTTTTTGCGTACGATGCCGTGCGCTTATTTAGATATGCTGACCACCGACGTGTGCCTTCGACGGCTCCGTGACGCGCTATATAATTCTCTAATGATGCGCCACGACTACGAATTAGTGCGTCTGTTTTCTTTACGCCATGAAGGTCTTCTAGTCTCTGCCGATCCATCATAGTCTTGCTATTCTTGATTGCAAATAAACTGCTGCCTAGTTTATCGCCGTATCGAATGATAAACGATCGCAAGCTCGATGAGTCTCTGCCAAGGCTGCGTATCTGTACATAGTTTGCTTGCAATATTTCTAATGGATACAACTTTGTGACATAGTGTCTAATTTTTTGTATCAGCCATGTTTGATCTTTTTGTCATAATTAATTCTATTAATTATTTCAATTTTGTAACTAGTTAATGCTAATTTTGGTGTTATTATATATATTTTGCATACATCTATTTATCACAGCTACGCAAACTCTGCAATTTATCTCCTACTTTTAGGCCTGATTCTAGTGTACTAATTCCGTTAGTTGTTGGAAACTTATGTTTTGCCGAGCATGTAATTTCTTTGCCGGATTTGGTTTTAATCTTGTAGACATGCTGTTTAGAAATAGGCAACACTTCGTATACCCGTACCGGACCTTGGTTTGACGTTAAATAGTCGCCTACTTGCACATCTTTGATTTGTATTTTTTTGCCGTTGGCTTCAACTAGTGTATCTAATTTTAAACAACGGTTCAACTGTGATGCAGTAACAAAGATTGTCTGTAATTCCATTGCAAGGTTGCGAAGTTCTTCACTTACATACTTGTCTTTGACAAACAAGTTTTCCGGAGAAATCTTAATACTCAACGGTGTCATAAGATCCAAGTAGTCGATCAGCAGAACATCAATTTTGCGACCTGTCTTAATTTCGTATTCTTTAATATAGCTTCGAATGTCATTTGCATTCTTACCAGACGGCATATACTTGACTTGGAAAGCACCTGCTTTCTTGCCAATCATCTTAACTTTCATCTCAACGTCGTCGATGGTCTTAAATACATCTCTGCTGGGGATACCTGTTATCATGCTATCGATGCGCATACTTACTAGATTCTCACTGAGTTCGAACGTAAGGTATAATACGTTCATTCCTATCAGACTCCAGTTAACTCCTAGGTTGGCAAGGAACAAGCTTTTTCCAGAACCGGAGTTATGACTGCTTATTCCATTGGTATAGTATCTGTGATTTTCATGATTGATGTAGAAGTCGTATACTGTGTGCTTGCCTGCTGCTACTACGCTGGTTACTGTTTCGATGCCGGATTCTGTGCTAATGCACTGTCCTGGAAACAAACAGTCTGCATATTTCCACTTGCCGTCGGACATTTCAAAAAAATGATCTGTGCTAGCAGTTATAGAATTTCCAGCGTCTGTGGTCAGAGTAACACACTCTTTGGTTCCCTTGTTTCGCCATGCATGTGCGTTAACATACCCATCGGGGCTGTTGATCCGATAACTGCTGGTCGGAACACCTTCCAGTGATCCAATACGGACTTTTTTTGGCTGACTATTGTTGTATAGGAGTACCAACTTGTCTTCTGATAATTGTAGTAACTTGTCTACCGAGTACCACTTGGATAACCACTCAATTCTCTTATCTAGTAAATTCATATTTTATGTTCCCTGTGTTCCAAAATCGGTTGTATCCATTATTAATCATGTTTTGCCATTCTGACAGGCTGGCGTCAAAGTGCTCTAGCTTATCCTTTAATTTATGTTTCTGAAATGCTACCCTATTAAATACCACCCGAGATTTAAAATAAAAGTATCCTGGAGGAGTATGGTCTACAAACTTAAATCCCAGCTGTTGATACATGTTGCCGTTGCTAAAGTCACGCGATGCGTATGATACTATTTTATGACAATTATGTTGATTTTTCAAAAAGTTGTTGAACAGTTTGCTAGGAGCTCCTGGAACGTGATAATTCTTTTTAACTGAAAACCGATGTAGTTCCCAAGTGTCTTTTTCAAATCTCGATGCACCAAGCCCCATTACTGCTAGTACTTCGTTGTTGTATAATAATCCTAACTTTATCTTAGAATTAATAGACTGCTGAATATGATTTTCGTCTAGAAAAGATCGATATTCCTGTGCTGTTAGGTTAACTACCGAGCAACTACGGGCTCCTATTCGATCAGGTTGTTTGAGTAATTTATGTGTTAGCATACTTTTTATCAAGTCAGGATTACGATCTATTTGATAATCCCATAGATGCCACAACTGTAATCCTATGTCGTTACATCGTGTTGTTTTGTTCATATGGTATGCTCGGTCCTTGCCCATTAATTCGCTGTGCCAAAAGATACCATTGCACTCTATACACAAATTGTGTTCTGGAATATAAAAATCAAGTTCCAGAGGTGGTATAATAGTTCTTGTATTTGTTTTATACTCAATTCCATATGTATCTAGGAATGAACTTATTAGGTCTTCGTACTGGTTATTACGAGAGTCGAAGTTAGAAATATTGTACTTTTTTAAATAAAGATACACTGTTGTAGGGGCTACTTCCAACGAGGTCGCCATATAGTTTATTGTTTTGCCAGCGGCGTATTCTACTAACTCATCAGGAGAAAGCAAAATTCGAGTAGCCAGTGTACTCCAATGCTGACGGGCAGAAACATCGCCGTAAGTCTTTATCATAGTAGACAGTGCTTGGTCTCTGTTATTGTAACTACTATCCCTATATTTATTAAACTTGGTACTACGTATCTTGTCAATAAAATAAGGACTATGTGATGCGTTTTCTACCCCGTATAGTCTCATCATTGTTTGTTTAGATTTAAATTTACATGCATTTGTACTAAAGTAGTACTCAGTGCCATAACGGTCGATACAAGTTTGTTTCTTCTTGTCTTTGACCAAATCTAATTGAGATATGTGGTCGACTCCGTATTTTTGCCGAACAGTTTCCTGTGCCTTTTGTAGTCGTTGAGGAGAATTTACTTTGGCCTTTTTAGATATCTTGTCTTTTACTACCTGTGACTTTGCAGGATTAGCAGAGCCGAACTTTTTTATGTTTGTTGATGATATCTTTTGTTTTACTTCGGGACTCTGAAATACGTTTTTATAACCGTACTTTCTTTCGCTGGTGGACGCCTTCAAGTTCTTTGTTTCGTTGCTAGTAGCATTGCATTTGCTAGAACAATACTTCGGTGGATTATAAATTGCTGCCTTTATCTCCAACGGCGTATTGCAATTCCTGCACAATAGCTGAGTAGACGTGTTGGTGATTATATACGAAACTCGAGTATTAATAGTAGCGTTATAATTTAAAAAGGCAGTGTGGGCTAATATACTATCGAGTACAACCGCAGGAAGAAGTTTCTTTCCATTAAACGACCCCCTGGCTGTTAAGTATTCCTGTTTTAATAAAGCTGTCAATGTTGTATAGTTCAATTATTTTTACCTCAGTTTCGGCAGTTACACATCCGCCGGCAAATATATTTAGTTCGCCGCGATTAAATCCGCCAAATAATTTCTTATCTAAATTTTTCCAGCCTGTGCTGACCTGTCCATTGTTTGCTTTGATTGCTTCTAATCTTGCACGGGGGTCTTCCCAATAGTCAGTACCAAGATCTCGTTGCAATCCAATTTGTACAGCCTTCTTAACCAGTTCTTCAACTGGGCCATACTCGCCCTTTTCCAACAAGTCGGCACTCTGTAAAATTGCAGCTTCAAGTGCTTTGTGCCGAGAGAATGTTTCAAATTCAGTTAACAGCCAATCGTAATGAGAATCTTGCAACATGCCCGGATCCTTAAGCTGGGTATGTGTAGCAGCGTTAATCATGTCGAATGTAGGCAATGCATTGTGATCAACAACATAGTTGTTTAGAAACTCTGCCGCTGGCTTTAATCTTCTATCAAATGATTCAGCATCAAACACACTCTGGCAACGTACAAATGTTGCAGCGTCGCTCATCATCATTTCTAAGTAGACTTTTTGTATGTCGAACCCATAGTCTGTATTTTGTCGTGTGCTCATACTATATTACCCTGTTAATCGCTTAGTACCATCCCATAATCATTCTTGTTTCTTCTGGAACCATTTCCACGGAAAATGCAGGCTGAAAAACCAATTCTCTGTTGACAGTTTCGACACCATTGATTGCCATTACTGCACCGTATATATCCTCGCAAATTTCTTCAGCAAACGGACACATCATACTGGTCAATGTGTGCTTAACGTGTACATGATCGCCGGTGATGTTTATCTCATAAATTAATCCTAAATCCTGAACGCTAATTCCTGCAATTTCAGGATCATACACTTCTCGTAGTGCATCCTTTACCATGTCTTCGGTGATATTTTTAATGTTTGTCATAATAGTTATTATACTTTAATTAGTTGTAAAAGTCAATACACTTTTACATTGTATTGCTTTTCAAATTCTATTGCGTCTAACCTTGTGTTAACGATGGGTTGTCCTTTTACATTAAGACTGGTGTTGAGCAGCATTGGGCAGCCTGTTAACTCGTACCATCTTTCCAGCAACCCATGAAGATCAGGGCTATCTCTCTTTCCAACAGTTTGAACTCTTGAGGTGCCGTCTCCGTGGACAATTGCAGGGTAAGTTTCAGGATATCTGCAACGTGCTGTGAATTGCATATATGGGCCCATGGGTCCGGTAAAAAAGTCGTTGGCGTGTTCCTCAAGTATAACTGGAGCAAAGGGTCTAAACCGTTGACGTAATTTAATGTCGTTGACTCTGTCTTTGATGTCGGCGCCTCGTGGGTCTGCGAAAAGACTTCGGTTGCCCAAAGCACGAGGGCCAAACTCACTACGACCATTAGCAACGCCGCATATGCCCGATCGAACGAGCTCCAAAAGAATTTTGTTAACAGGGTATGTTCCTTCTATGTTATATCCAAGGTATGGGCCGGGCCATTTGATTTTTTTCTTGTAATGGGCAAGAACTGCACCAATTGCACTGCCGCTGTCGCCTGGATTAGGCATAACCCAGACATTTTTAAAGTATTCATACGCAATAGAGTTGGCGCTGCAATTTAACGCACATCCTCCCATTAACACTAGATTATTGCTGGGCAGCTTGTTAGCAAATGTGCCAAGTATGTGTCGTAATATATCTTCATACACAAGTTGCGTTGCGGCTGCAATGTCAAAGTAATCCTGTTCGCTGGTTAAATCAGGGCGCCAATCCTTGCAGCCACGATGCAGATTTCTATTGAACTTGACCATAGGCTTGTTGCCAATTTCAACAAAGTCTTGTTTTACGTCATGATAAAGCCTGTTGCCGTCGCCGTATGCTGCCATGCCCATGAGTATGTATTCATCTTCTTGTGGCTTTAATCCAACACGCTGCGTCATTGCACTATACCACATACCCACGCTATGCGGGTATCGTTGACTGTATACTTTCTTCATTCCGTGATGTGTTGCACTCCAAACAGTTAGAGTTTCAAACTCGCCAACACTGTCAATGCACACCACAGTGGCGTCAACGAATCCGCTTGTGTTAAAACCAGCTGCGGCGTGACTACAGTGATGGTCTACATAGCTAATTTTAGCTGGCTTAATTTCAAACTGACACAAATACTCCTTGACGTTGTTTTCTTTTGCGTTCCAGCCCTGGCCTGCTAGAAGTTGCCGCATTGTTTTCTTGTATGGATTTTCATACCAGACTACATGTTCGGGTTTGCCAAACTGCATTGCATAATCGATCAAATCTGTGTGCAAATGCGGATCATTCTTTACTCGGCTAAATCTTTCACTCTGACTTGCAAACTTCAAGTTAATATTTTGGTCAAATACTGCCAGCGCAGCATCGTGACTGTTTGCACTAATACCCCAAATCATTTGTAAATGAACGGATCTTTTTTGCGAAGTTCCTTCATCTTCTTACGGTACTTTATCTCATTTCTAATCCATATAAATGGAGACATGATTATCGTAAATATATTAATTATTTTTTGAACCATTTTTTTGCTTTCAATCTAATCTTCAGAGGAGAACTTTCTGCTGCGGCAGCAATACTGAATAAGGTATACACCTGACCGTATCGTTGCACAGCTTCTCCTGTGTCTTTGATGTCGTCGTCCCAGTCGGGCATACTCACTTGCCAGCCGTACTCAATTGCTTCTTCAACTAATCTTTTACCAGAATAATCTCTGTCTGGCAAGAGTATTATATCTTTGTTTAGTCTCTTCAGCAGCATCACTTGCTGCTCGTTGATCTCTGCTCTTAACAATGCCACACCGTCAATTGGAATAGCGTCCAGTGGACCCTCGACTACAATACAAAATATTTTATCTGAAGTTTGTTTGTCCAAGTTGAAAAGATACCCTGGTTGAGAGTCAGTCAAATACTTAGGCTTTTTGTTAGAATTAACAGTCCTTCCTGACCAGCCAACAATTCTATTTTCGTAATAAAAAGGAATAAACAATCTATCTCGGTATTTCAGTTGTGGCGACCAGTAGTAATTATATCCGTCATCTAGCCAAAGTTTTCTGCTGGACATATAATCCATAACTTCAACTAGCTTGCCTGTTGCACAAGGGTCTTCTGTTATCACTATTGCATCATCGGGCAGTGGCACACTGGCAAAGGTAGGCAATTCAATTAGTCGTTCAACTGACTCAAAGCCGTCATTAATCTTTAGGACTTCCAAACTCAACTTGGAAATAATATCGTCTGGCGCGCCTAGCCATTGAAACAGCTTCTTTAACTTGTACGAAATATGTCTGCCAGGTTGCCAACTGGCTTTATATCCACAGTTGAAGCAATGATAGCTTACTACATCGCCTTCTTGTATAACACCCCCTCGAGTTCGAGTGTCTGCAGATTCTCCGTTGTGAACACAACACACTCCGTTAAACGACAGCCAGCCACTGGGCGTTTGTTTACGCTTGCTCGGCAAGAACGTCAATAATGTTTCTGATACGATGCTCATGTCATTATAATAACAGCAACACCATTAAATGTCAATTAGTTTCTAATAAGAATCTTGGTTACTGTGCTTGCTGGATCATTGTCCATCTTGAATCTAACAAAACTTACAACACCGTTGAAGTTGAAGGGGACTGCCTCAGTTTCTGTACCATCAAACGTCAGTGTACCAACTGTACTCCAGTTGTTGATGCCTGTGATTTGATTGTCGAGAGTTGCTTGTATTTCTACATTGCCAACATATCCGCTGGTGTAAACTGCAACTGTGTGCAATGCTTCGTTTCCGTTTAGTCCTGGTTGTGCACCAATCTTGTCGACATCGTCGCTGCCAGCAACCCAGAAGTCTGATACTGCATAAAAGTCAGTGATTGTTGTGCTGGATTTTGGGCCTGGATAGGCGTTACCGTCAAGATATATTATTCCTGCACTTTCAAAACTGCGGCTAGAATACGTCACAGTGCTTACGCCATTGTCGCTTTTGTAAACATTGTATTTGAGGTATTGTTGTTTTACATTAAGTAATTCATTGTCTGTAATTGTTACTTCAAACATTCCCCTAGTTGGCACAGATGAATCATCTGTGACTGTTACAAGCTTGTTGATTATCATATTGTTGGCTTCGTCAAAAACAACAAATACCATATCGGACGTGATTTCCACAGGCTTTTGATCTGCGTTTAATAGTCTAAATTGTATGGTATTATCAATACCTCTATATACTTTTAACTGTCTGCTGTACACCGGTCTATACTCCACTGGGAATCCTGCATCGTTAGATATAACAATTGTTCTCTCATCGACTAAATATCTAGGTATTAGCTGCATATAGTAGGATCCTTAATTATAGTGTATTTATCGTAATGTTATTAAAAGAAATAGAAGAACAATTTCCATACGTGAGCGTTGTCGCATATGGCGGCAACGAGTATGTTGGAGTGATTGCAAATCAAGATCAGTATGTGACAACAATGTTTGTGTACACTGGATTAAAGACCAACGAAGACAAACGTCTGCTGTTGGACATTGCAGAAACATGGTGGTGGGAATCAAATAGACTCATACCAGTTAGCACCTTTATGAGGAGAGAGATTGATCCTGTACGTTATTGTATGATGTCAATGAATTCCAAGGATGTAAAAGTTGTTGTTGGGCCTTGCGTGAATCTCAATAATTTATCACTAAAACGAGTAAAGAGAAAAAGCGTCCAACTTGTTAAGAAAATTAAATAGACGCTTCGCAAATTAGGTTCATATGAACCATTACTGCCATTGCATAAGAAAACGCATGCGCTTTCTTAAAGAAATATTGATCGGTAGTTGGCTTAATCCACACTTCCTCAAATATATCATCCCAATCTTTTTCTACTAAGTGTCGCTTTGCAGGACGGATAATTGCAAGGCATGCTGCTAATTTTGCAATAGAATCCGGTTTAAGCTTTTGTAAAATATCATGATGTCCCGATACATGAAATACTGTATCGCTAAACTCTTTATATTGCAGTAAATCCCACATAGGTTCTTTTTTAACCAATTCGTCCATGTGAGCATTGTTGCGAACATCTTTGTATATGCTTACGTTTAAGAAATCTAACTTGAAATATTTTCTGTATTCGGCTGTCTTGTAATCAATCGTAGAAAGATTGTCAATAGGATTGTGCGGAATCAAAGTAGCATATACCCCAGTATTGTGCTTCTTGCCATTTTCAAGTTTTGCAACATGATGCTGTATCTTGGACAAAATTAAATCTCTGTTTGCAAAGTCTATGTCAATATCTGGCATTTAGATTCTTTCATAGTTTACCTTCTTTTGCAATAGACTTTACAAGTGCTACGTCAGTGGGCTGTCTTTTAAATCTTATAGCCCAGTGACTAGGATTTAAAATATGGAAAACCAGCCCCAGCTGTTCGTCGCTGAACTTGGCCAGCAGCGACTTTCCAGAGTTACAATTTAGTAATAGCCACGGTGATACCTTACCGTCTTTTATATCGTAAACTGCTCTATTTGTTGAAACATGTAAAAAATAATGATTCCACACAGACTGGTTGGATTCAGCCCATGCTACCATTGTGTTTACCGAGCGCTCTAGTGCAGTTTCAACACCTTCCTTCATTATAAGGTCGGTAGCGTAAGCTTCGTACATTTCGTCTCTGCACCAATGGTCAAGCTTTACTCCACTGGTTACAACATAATCAACATACTTCTCTGGATACAACGGCTTGACGTTGTTTACAAAACTTCCAAACTTTACAAATGCTTTGTAAAATGTAGACTTCATAAACTCTTCATACGACTTTTCGGTCTTGTTTCCTGCGCTTAATCTATAGAATCGCTGGAACGTATACAGTCCTAGCTTCACACGTTTTTCATCTTTTTGCAACCATCTACGTTTTGGCTCGCACATGTGAACAACAAGAGTACTTTCTTTTGAATAACTCTTTTTGCAATATTCGCAAACAAATTTCTTAGATGTTGACTTTGTCATATCCATGTTCTCTAGCAAGTGCTTTAATTTCTGCTTTGGTAGATATTTTAACAAGTAATTCGACCTCATCTATCTTTTTGTTAGGGTAAATTTCTAATAATAAGTTTACCGCTTTGTTGTTCACACCCTTGTGCTGCTTGAGTCCAATCCATTGATGATATTGGATCTCACCTGTGTTGCCAGCCATGCACAATAATTGCCATTGTAGCTTAGGATGTCTTGCTCCTAACACTTCCCAGTTTTTATTATAGTACTCGTTGGTTTTAAAGACTGCAAGTTCAGTTTGTATTCTACTAGCTTTTATTATACTACTGACGTAGCGATTTAGCAACCAGAACCTTACTTGCTTGCGCTGGTCTTTGTCTAGCTCGTCCCAGACGTCTTTTCCGTTTAGATCAATTGCTGCTAGTAGGTCTTTTACAGGAAGCTTGGGTGCTGGCATTTTTTTTTCTCTTCTCTTTTAAGGTAATACAGAGTTATTAATTTGTCAAACTCTTTTTTAAATATTTCGTCATTGTTGGCCATATCCATCATTGTTATAAATTCAGAATAAGTAAATCCGTCTGCATCCCCGCTTATTACCCAACGTGGTATATCGGGTCTGCCAAAGTATCTAGCGTATACTACTTTGCCTTGTCTTTCGTAAACTAATTGTTCACCTTCTAATAAGTTTCCCATTATGCTTCTTTACATTTTTTAAAGTGATCTTGTATTTCTTTAAATAGTTCAATATTATCAACTGCTGATGCATTTTTAGCCCACAATGCTTGTGCCTGTGAATGCCACAAATCAGATGTAGTATTTTTAGGACTTCTCAATTGTGGTTGATAAGTAGTGTCAACTTTTCCAGTTATTGCATTGTAAAGTAAGAACTTATAAAACTTGTTGGTAAATTTATGACAGCTTAAAAATAGTATTAATGGATCTGCAACAAAATCAATTTTAAAAGATTTGTGATGCATGTAATGCGCTGGATAAGTATCGTAATTTGTTGGGCCTAGTCCCCTGGATGCTCTGTCTTCTACATTTGCAAGATATCTATTAGAAATTGCAGTAAAGTCAAAAGAAAAGCGATACAACACATCACCAGTAGTTTGATCAAATCCGCTTACAATGGTAAGTTCGTTCTTCTGTAACTTTTTCTTGTAAATATCCATCGTAGCGGATCCGTATTTGCCGCGACCTCGTAACTCGTAATTACCTGAATAGCACTGAGTCTTTATTTCAACATATCTACCGCAGGGCAGTTCAGCGTCTGGTCCGTTAACTTCTGTTAAGTGCTTTGCTCCTGCTACTTTAGATTCAAATTTTTCTGCCATAGAAGCAGTAATGTCTATATATGCAACTAACTCTTCTTTGGTTAGTGCTAGTAATTCATTCTTGTAATTTTCCATGTTTATGCCTTTATGCCTATTCTTTTTGTTAATAATTTAGTTTATTCGTTTTATAATAATTTGCCGAAGTCGATAATTTCACTCTGACGGCTTATGTCTTTTACAAAAAACGCGCAATTTGTATTTGGTTCTTCCTTGAGAGGCACTGCTAGCAATTGGCCATTTCTCATTTTTGGAAAATACCACTTGACGTCATTGTAGAAATTTATTATCTCTACCTTTGCGTATTGTGGATGGGTTCCAGTTAGGGGATTGAATACAAATGCTTCAAATCCCCTATCGTTCAAGCTGGTTAAAGGTAATACCTCTAAGTCGCTGCCCGCTTCGCTGCACCCTACTGCTAGACACCAGTCTAGCGGCATTGTGATCTCGTTGCCGTTTATTTCTAGTACAATAGCAGGGCTGTTGAAACTTTCTAGAAATATCAATGGATTGAAAAAGAAATCCGGATCTGCTGGATTACTGTTATCAAGCACTGCAAATCGTAATGCTTCGTCAACCGATTCTGGCAATTGATTAAGTATAAACGTTTCGTTTTCCAGTGTTAGTATTCTCATTTTTAATTTAATTCCAATCTATTTTTTCTATAGTATAAGGATATTGAGCTTCGGCGTAAAATTTCTTGCGAGCAGCAAGGTGCCGTTTGGCAAACTTACATGTGCTGGTGATATCCCATATTTGGACAAAGTCTTTGTCCTTTGCTTTTCTTACGCCCCTGCCGATACTTTGAATGACTCTGACAAAACTCTTGCCGGGTTCAAAAAGCACCAAATTAAAGATTCTCGGAATATTAATACCAACTGCTGCAACACCATATGTTGCAATAATTACCATATCCGTAGCATCTTGCACTTTATCGTAAGTTTCTTTTCTGTTCTTTGTTTTAACCGCGCCGTTAATAAAGATAGAGCCCGGAATTAGTTCTTGTAGTTTTTGTCCAGCTGCAATTCGATCAACTAGGATTAATGTATTTCCTGAACTTTTTATCTTAATCATTAACTTACCAAGATATTCAAGGCGTGCTTCGTCTGACACAAGATACTTGAGTTCTTCTTGATAATTTGTAAATGCTTTGACATCCATCAACTGACATATATTAACATGACAGTTTGACAATACGCCCTTGTCCTGTAGTTCTTTTGCTGTTACGTTGCCTACGACAGGACCAAGACTTGCAAGTATGCTTTGAAATTCAAAGGCTTCTTTAGGAACAGTTCCTGTTAGACCCCAGCGGATTGGCGCATTCTTTAAGTTTTGTGTTAATATATTCTTTAGTACATCTGCCTTGGCTTGGTGACAGTTTGCCACTACAGCATCATTAGCAATGTAGTTGTGATCGTTCTTAACATGTAAGTTATAGACCTTGTCTGGTTTGTTTATAACTGTCTTTTTAACTAATTTCATATAATTTCCTAATTTTATTTTGTGTATTTTCATCAAAGTTGTCTAAGTTAGTAGGAAACTTTTTGTTAATAAAATATTCTTTATTTGCTATTATAACAGTATATCCGTTAGTTGTACACCATTCTTTTGCAGCATTAATCTTTGCTTTAGTTTTTTCGTCATACATTAGTTCTTCTGGTTTTACTTCTATTAATGTCTTTATATCATGATTTACAAAGTCAACAATATAAATATGTTCTTTATTATTATAGACATATGGAATTCTAATAGTTTCGTATTCTGCATCTTTATCGAAGTATTGGTATAGTGCTTCCCAAGAACTTCTATATTTTTTATTTTTATAAAATGCATCCCAATGCGTATTTCTATTATTTGAGTTAGGAGTAAAAGTACCGTTTAATATTTTTTCTTTCATGATATTACTACGATGTAGTTTATCTTCTGCTGACATAACTGTTCCATACATGCCGTTTTTTGAACCAATGTTAGCTTGACTAATTTTTTGCTTAGTTTCTGCTGTGACTGTTGTAGAATAAGGATAATTGCCTTTTGTCCCTTTATTCCAAGGAATGCCTGTATTTAGATTTTCTTTTATCTTATCACCGTGTATTAGTTGACACGCGGCGCCGCCGATCTTTGAGGTAACTGCCCTTGCTGCTTTTTCAGCATCGACCCTGATAGAAACGTCTA